GGTAGAAATACTCATAACGTTTCAGTAACAATTAGCTTAAAGCCAGAAGAATGGGTAGAAGTTGGAGAGTGGGCATGGAGTAACAGAAACAATTACACAGCGCTATCTTGTTTGCCTTACGATAACGGTAGCTACGTTCAAGCTCCTTTCGAAACAATCACAGAAGAGCAATTCAACGAAGCAGTTACTAAATTACACGAAGTTGATTTGAGTAAAGTTATAGAAGCACAAGATAACACGGATCAGAAAGGCGAATTAGCTTGCGCAGGAGGTGCTTGTGAAATCTTATAAAGATAAATTGATCGAAGGAGTTGACTACTATATGGAAGGAGAAAGAGTCATTTTTATGTCTCTTTTCCATTTAGAACGTGGTCAGTGCTGCGGTAACGGTTGCAGGCACTGCCCTTTTGAGCCTAAACATAAGAAAGGCACCGTAATCGTAAAAGACAAAGATTCGCCAGAATACATTAAATTTAAAAAAAATACTTAAATGGTTTTAGAAATAACAAATGAGAATATCTATATAGGAATAATTCTTGTACTATCAGCAATTCAAATATTTCAGTGGAGAAAGGTAGATACGTTAGAAAGAGTAACGAATCAGATTATAGACGATATTGAAATATTAGGTATGGCGGCTGATATGAAATTTAATAGTTTAGAAAAAAAGATAGACGATGAAAAATCAAGAAAGTAAAGGGTTGGGAGATACGATTGCTAAGATCACTCACTTCTTTAAAATAGATATATTAGTTGAAAGAATTTTTAAAGCTTTTGGAAAGGATTGCGGATGCAAGAGAAGGCAAAAAAAATTAAACGAATTAGTTCCTTATAAAAATAAAAAATAAAGTTATGAAATTAGACAAGTTTCAAGAACTCAAGGTTAAATTAGAAATACTTAAACTTGAGAAGAATTTTTTTGCATTAGATAGAGTGTTGTACTACTTCTCTTTCTTGGGCAACATTTTTTTAATCTACTTTGGGTACTTCTTTATCAAGAGCATCGTAGATACACTACCTCAACTATTTCCTTATCAATCAGTATTTTTAGCTGTGTTCATTGCACTATTTTTAACTGGATACGAATTAACAAAAAGATTCGCTGTAGAACAACTATCTGTGTATTTTATTCAAGTTAGAAAGTTTTTTACTTGGAACGCAATAATAGGATCTTTGTGTGTAGCCTTATTAATCTCAGGATCTTTTTACCTATCTTTAAATGGAGCACATAGATTGGTAGACTCTTCTGAAAAGATTGTGGCAACTATAGATCAAAACATCAGTATTAAATCAGATTCAATATCTAAATACTATGATACAGAAATCGCATATTATAGAGCTCAACCCGCAAAAACACGAACTGATAGAAAATATAGGGATTCTTTAGTGAATGCTTTACAACAAACAAAAGAACAAAAACTATTGGCTGTAGAAAGCAAAACAGTTGACAAGTCACAATTTACACTAGAAAAAAATAAAGAGAACGACACAGCGTTCGTATTCATGACATTCTTTTTAGAGTTCATAATAATTCTCGGTGTGGCATTCAACGCTATATATACAATAGGATCTTACGAAGAGACCAAAAAGCTCCTATCAACGCCCAAGTACAAACAGACAGAACTCAATCTTACGCTTTTAAAATTATACTATCAAAACGGAAAGAAGCAACCAGGAGATCTTGCGCTATCTTTAAATAAGATGTTATCTCTAGTAAAGAACCAAAAAGTTAACTGCGCTCAAAATGAAATAAGAAACTTCGTGGTATATTGCTCTGAATTAGATATCACCAAAGAGGTACGTGCAAGAAGAAAAGAGTACCAAGTAGATTATGCTACGGCCAAGTCGTTGATAGAGAAAGAGTTAGTACTTTAATCTTACATTTTTCAGTATCGATATTTTAGATTAATTTAGATCTATGCAAAAAAGTTATGTACTCGTCGATACAATCGACAAACTGCGTGATATGATTAATCACGTTAAAGACAAAGAGATTATTGCTCTAGATACAGAAACAAATAGTCTAAATCCTAGAATCGGCAAAATAATTGGAATGTCAATATCAGCCGAAATTGGAATTGGATATTATCTTCCAACACTTCTTTACGAGAAATCATCAAATTCTTTAGTAGAAAATACAATAGATGGAATAGGATGTCATGAAATAGCTAAAAAACTACTTAACTTACTTCATGGTAAAAAAATAATAGCTCATAATTTTTCTTTTGATGGTCGTTTCATAAAAGCCTTTTACGGTATAGATTTACTACCTAGTCTTTACGTAGATACCATTCTATTGGTACACACAGTAAACGAAGAAGGTGCAGGATTTGCTTTCGCTAGTCCATTCGGTCTAAAAAGCATTGCGCAATCCATTCAAAAAGAATTAGGCCTTGATGTAACTAAAGAAGCAAACGAAGAACAAATCGAGTTAAAGACTTCAATCAAAGAGAACGGTGGATCTATAACTAGAGAAAATTACGAAATATTCAAAGCAGACATAAACATTCTAGCAAAATACGCAGCTGCAGATACTGACTTAACGTTGAGAGTGTATCACCACTTTATTAAAGAGCTCTACGCACAAGGTCTTGAAACATTCTTTTTTGAAGATGAAGTTATGCCATTATATAGAGAAGTTACAATTCCAATGGAAGAGGTAGGTGTTAAGCTTGACGTAGAAACAATGAAAAAAGCCGATCTTGATATTACTGAAGAGATGAACAAGAGATCAAAAGCAGTAGTAACAGAATTGCTTTCAGATAGCAGAGTCAAGCATTGGATTTTAGACAAAGCAAAAGAGGCTTACCCAGCAAATAGTAAAGGAGCATTCGCTCAGAAAGTTGTAGAAGAGTGTGGATTAGAATTGCCTAAATCAGAAAAGACTGGCAAATACAACATTACAAAATCAGAAGTAGCAAGATTACCAGAGTCTGCAGCAAAGCAATTCTTATTAAACGGGGCAGACGTATTGGAAGAAGACTTCTCTAACAAGATCAGCATGAAAATGTGGAGAGAAGCAAACGATGGTAACTTCTTTAATATTCAATCAAAAGATCAGTTAGGCGAAATAGCTTTCAGTGTTCTTGGATTCAAACCATTATCCAGTACCAAAAAAGGTAAAGCGCAATTCGACGAAGATATGCTACAAGTTATTTCGGAAACCTACGAATGGGCAAAGAATCTAAGAATATACAATAAGCTACTTAAAATCAAATCTACTTACATAGATCGCTTCTTAAATGCTAGTGAGAATGAGATCTACTACTTCTACTACAAACAACACGGTACTGTATCAGGTCGTTACGGATCTGATGCTCAACAGCTACCTAGACCTAAAGAAGAAGGTGATGACGATCCAGTAATTATCGAATATACAAACTTGGTAAGAGCATTTTTTATTCCAAAAGAAGGCAACATATTTGTAGATTGCGATTATGAATCACTAGAGCCACACGTATTCGCTCACGTTTCTGGTGACGAAGGTCTTAAGGATATCTTTAGAAATAACTGGGATTTTTATTCCACTATTGCTATCAAAACAGAAGGTCTTAATCAATATTCAGGAGACAAGAAAGCAGATAATTTTTTAAGAAAGCATGCACCAAAGAAAAGAAACACTGCAAAAGCATACGCATTAGGTATTCCTTACGGTATGGGCGCTTACGCTCTTGGTAAGAATATTAATGTTACAACAAAAGAAGCTGAAAAATTAGTCAAAGGTTACCTGAATGGATTTCCAGAACTTGATAAGTGGATGAAGAGATCTGAGAACGAAGCTAAAACATTGGGTTACGTTAAAACGCAAGTCGGTAGAGTTAGACACTTACCAAAAGTAAAGGCCATATACGAAACTATTGGAGACAATTTGCTCGATTGGAATTACAAAAGAAAGATGGAGTACGAATTTGGTAAGGACAACGTTAAGAACTTAAGCAGAGACTTTATCAACGGTCTAAACAACGCCAAAAACGTACAGATACAGGGACTGTCTGCGTCTATCGTAAACAGAGCTGCAATGGAAATCAATAGAGAATTTAAGAAGAGAGGAATAAATGGCTGGGTGTGCGCCCAAATACATGACCAGATAGTATGTGAAGTGCCTAAAGAACACGCTGAAGAAGCTGCTAAGATTGTACAAGACAAAATGGAAAACACTACAAAGTTAAGTATTGCATTAAAAGCACCACCGATGATTGCGCATAATTTACGAGACGGTCACTAAAAACTAAAATTTTATTATCGTTCAAAAATGGTATATATTTATAGAAAATGAGGACCGGTAGGCCTTTAGTTATGAATGTTAAATTTAATAATTAACCTAAAACACACAGGAGGTGTAAAATGACACAATTAACCCATTGGGGCGTCGATCCCTTTGATCTTCTATGGAAGAATCTATTCGACCAAAATTCTAATTTCTCTACAATCGCAGAGAAAATCACTTATCCACTAGACATTTACGAAAAACGAGACAGTATTGTATTCGAACTTGCAGCAGTAGGTTTGGACTACGAAGATATCGATATCGAAGTGCAAGGTGATGTTCTTCGCATCAAGTATGCAAAAGCAAAAGAAGAAGAACCTATAACAAATTTTATCTACAAAGGAATAGCACGAAGATCTTTCGATTTGGCTTGGAAAATTGCTTCCAAGTTCGATCTATCTTCTTTAGAAGCTACCATCGATAAAGGACTTCTAAAAATAGAAATTCCTCTATCTGATGAAAGTCTACCAAAGAAAATTCAAATCAAACCAAGGACGTTACTTCAAGTTAATGCCTAAACAAAATAAAGAGGCCTACCGCCCTTAGTTATGTTTTCTATCTGTAAAAATTTCATCAAAGTAAACGATTATCTATTTCAAGTGCTTAGACAGTACCCTGAAGATAGAGTCAACAATCCAGAAGCTAATGTCGAAAACATTAAGCAATGGTTAGGTGCTGACACCGCTTTTAAAAAAGATGGAATGTTATATTTTTGTATTAAAATTGAAGAACCTGAAATAATAAATTAAAAAATGAGTAAATTAAATCCACTCAACGGTTTTCTAGTATTGAAACCAGTTGAAGAACAAGAACAAACCTACGGAAACATTGTAATTCCAGACTTAGGTAAAGAGCGTCCTGAAATGGGCGAAGTAGTAGCCACAAGCGAAACTTACAATTGGCACACTGACACTTACGTTAAATCTACCGTAGAAGTAGGACAGAAAGTTTTGATTCCTAAAATGGGATCTATGAAAATCACCATCGAAGGTGAAGATTATTTCATCGCAAAAGACACAGAAATCTTAGCTGTATTAAAAGACTAATTATGAGTACAACAAAAAATATAAACGGAACAGAACTTAAAGAAAAGTTACTTTCCGGTATCGAGAAATTAAATCTAGCCGTATCTTCTACATTAGGACCAGGCGGTAGAACGGTTTTAATTAGAGAACAAAACGGAGAAGTTAAAGTAACCAAAGACGGCGTAACAGTAGCTAAAGCATTCCATAAATTGGAAGACGACGTTGAAGACTTAGGCGCACAGTTAGTAAAGCAAGTTAGTATTAAATCTGCAGTTGAAGCTGGAGACGGTACAACTACTTCTACTTTATTGGCAACAGAAATGGTAAGAGAAGGTTTAAAAGAAATTCGTCAAGGTTCTAACGCAGTAGAGATTAAAAACTCAATCGATAAAACAGTCAAACAGGTTATCGAATACATTAAGAAAATATCCATCGATATCGATTCAGAAGAACAGGTAAAACAAGTTGCTACTATTTCTGGTAATAACGATCCAGAAGTTGGTAACCTTATTGCATCTGCAGTAGAAAAAGTAGGTCGTGAAGGTGTAGTTACAATCGAAGAGTCTAAATCTGGAGAAACTAGTTTAGAAGTAGTTGAAGGTATGCAATTCGATAGAGGTTACAAATCTCCTTATTTCGTTACTAACAACACAACAATGCAAGCGGTATTAGAAGATCCTTACATTTTCTTATACGATGGTAGAATCTCTTCAGCACAAGAGTTATTGCAAGTTTTAACTAAGGCAAACTCTGAGAACAAACCATTGTTAATCGTAGCTGAAGATATCGGAGAAGAAGCATTAGCGACTTTGATCGTTAACAAGATGAGAGGCATCGTTCAAGTATGTGCAGTTAAAGCACCAGACTTTGCAGAAAGAAAAACTTTAATTTTAGAGGATATTGCAATCTTAACAGGCGGAGCAGTTGCTTCTAAAGATAAAGGTCATAAGTTAGATAAATTAACTGGAGCTCAAGTAAACGATTTCTTAGGTAGAGCAAGATTGGTTACAGTATCTAAAGACGAAACTACTATCATCGATGGTAAAGGCGCTGAAACTGTAATTGAAGCAAGAGCTGAAGAGATCAAAGAGCAAATCGAAAAATCTACTTCGTTCTACGAGAAAGAGAAATTACAAGAGAGATTAGGTAAACTAGTTGGAGGTGTAGCAATCATTAACGTAGGTGGTAATTCAGATATCGAAATTAGAGAAAAGAAAGACAGAGTTGAAGATGCATTATATGCAACCAAAGCAGCGTTAGCAGAAGGTATCGTACCAGGCGGAGGTTCAGCTTTATTTCAAGCATCTATTCAACACCATGCAGCAGATTCTATCAGTGATGATATTGCTTATGGAATTGTTCAGAGCGCCATTCAAAGTCCATTCAAGAAAATCTTAGAAAACGCTGGAATTCAGGATTGGTACAATAAGATTCCTAAAGAAGGTCAAGTATACGACGCTAAGAATCACGTTATGGTAGACGCATTAGAAGCAGGTATCATTGATCCTACGAAAGTAGTTATCACAGCACTTAGAAACGCAGCTTCTGTAGCAGGCACTATTTTAACTACTGAATCTGTAGTATTCGAAAAGAAAGACAAAGACGAAAAAACTCAAGACCCAATGATGGGTATGGGAGGAATGATGTAATAAATTAAAAAATATAGTTATGAAAATTGGATTGGTATCAATTATGGGAAATGTAGGTTCAACGTTCAACTCGCAGGGAGGCGGATATGGACTTATACAATCAAAAATGTTGAAAGACAACCATCCAGATGATATTGTAGACGTAAACCCCAGTCCTAGCGATTGGGGCTCTTACGATCTCTTATACATTTGTGAAGGCGTTAATTTCGTAGCAGGTTCTTTTAATGTTCCTGGTGGGCCACAACCCATTCATACAGAAAAAATGAAAGCTATTTCAGAGTTCGAAGGAGAAATAAGATTCTCTAATAGTCAATTTGATTTCAATAAGTTCAATCAAAGATTAAAAGTAGAAGGACAATTTCCTGATACTAGTATGATCGCTTGGTACAATACTTTTTTATCTCACGGTTTACCAAGTAGAAAAGCAGTTATTGGAGATTCTCATGCTTTATCAGTGTGGAAACCTGGACACTCTTTGGATTTTACAGCAGGCAGAACTTTACATGGATTCTTGAGAAGAGAAAGCGTAGAACAGATCAACAATAGATTTGACGAAACTACTTTGTATTTTGGTAATATCGATTTACGTTTCCATTTAATGAGACAAGAGAATCCACAACAAGCTACAGCAGATCTATTCAACAGATACGTAGAGTTTGCAAAACAATTAAAGAAAGCCACATTAGTTGAATTGTTGCCAGTAGAACACGAATCAAGAAAAATTCCTGGAACCGGTTTATATAAAAAGCAACCATTCTTTGGTACAAGAGCAGAAAGAATGCAAGTAAGAGAAATTGCTAACGAAATTATTAACAATTCAGGATTAGAAGTAATTCAGTGGCCAAGCGAGTGGATAGACGAAGACGGAACTAAGATGCTCGATATTCTTGAAATGAAACAATCTGTGCATTTAAAACCAAAACATTATCCACATTTAAACGAAATACTAAATGTTTCTAAATAAAGCAACAGATGAATCTAATTTAGACATGTCAAATGGTAGAGACTTAAACTACTATCTTGACATGACTAAAGATTACAAACACGATTTTACATTTAAAGTAAAAGACGTAGAAGGCTTTAAAGTTGTCGATGATGGAGAATTTCAATTTGGAACTAAAGCCAAAATGGCAGACTTCTTTATATCGCAAGTAAAAGAAGACGCCATGGTTTATGTTGCGCCAAGAACAGGTTATGCACCGTATTCGCTATGTCATTTAGCAAAGAAGTACAATAAAAAATTGTATCTAGTTATGCCAGCTTCTAAAGAGGCATCTGAACACCAGTTAACAGCAATAGAAAATGGTGGAATTCCAATGTTTACTAGAATACCAGCAATGCCAACAGCAAATATTTGGGCAAAACAATTCGCAGAAAAAATTGGAGGAAAGTATTTACCTTTCGGATTAAAGCACGAAATGGTGGTCGCTGGCGGAGTTAGAATATTTTACGATAATTTTAAAGACACTGATATAGAAACAATGTGGTCGGTATTCTCTACTGGAGTTTTATCTCGCACTTTGCAGATCGCACTACCAAAAACTAAATTCAATGCTGTGGCCGTGGCAAGAAATATTCAAGAAGGAGAACTTGGTAGAGCCAAATTCTACACTCATGACAGAGCATTCTTAAAGCCTTCAAGGATACAGACTCCTTTTGATTCTATACAAACATACGATGCCAAAGGTTGGGAACTCCTAAAGCAACATGGGCAGCAAGGGGATTGGTTTTGGAATGTAGCAGGAAATATGCCTAAACCCACAATAAAACCTAGTGACATCGATTCAAGTCGCGAGTGGGGAGACTTTAAAGATTTTGAAAAGCACTACAAAAATTAACTTTATTATTAGTTTTTTATTTCTTATATTTACTTCATGAATATACTACTTAAAGCAAACGAAATCGTATTCGAAAGAAACGAAGAAAAAAAGCGCATGTATGGTCCTTTCCAAGAAGGCATGCAAGAAGCGGCCAAAATTGCATCTCTATTATCAAGAAAGGAGATCACTACAGTTGATATGTACAATTGTATGATTGCCTTAAAGTTATCGAGACAATCTTACAACCATAAGGAGGACAATTTATTAGATTGTGTGGCCTATATGGGATCATTAAACGACTATCAAAACAATGTACAGAATGAACATTCAGAAGACAAGAAAAGTAAAAACACCAAGTAGAGGTACAAGCTTATCAGCAGGTATCGACTTCTACGTACCAGAAGATTTTCAAGAAACTACTATCCACCCCGGAGAATCAGTTTTAATTCCTTCAGGTATCAGAGCGCACGTTCCATCAGGTTACGCGTTAATCGCATTCAACAAATCAGGAGTTGCGACAAAACAAAATTTATCAGTAGGTGCATGCGTAGTAGACGAAGACTACGAAGGAGAAATTCATTTACACCTAATCAATGTAGGACGATCTCATACAACTATTAAATCAGGACAAAAGCTAACACAGTTTATTTTGATTCCTGTAAGTTATATGGACGTACACGTATTAGAAGAATTACCAGATAGAAACACAGAGCGTGGAGCTGGTGGATTTGGATCAACAGGTTTATAAAACATTAAAACTAAAATATGAAAAACTATTATGAATATTGGTACAAGCGATTTATCAAAGACGGATTAAAAGCCGCTAAAACAATCGTTGGATTAGGTCTCGCTTTTGGATTAGGCTATTCGGTTAATTTACCAATTGGACTGATGTTTTTTGCATGGGTACTAATAGAAGCATTAATAGATAGAAATTAAGATATGAAAAATTTAATAGTAATAGGTCATCCAGATAAAAAAAGTTTCTGCTACAACGGTATCATGAAAACTATCAAAGAAACTTTAGAATCTAACAAAGAGGAAATTTGCGTAATTGATTTGTATAAAGATAATGTAAAGTTTGATTTTGCAAAAGATAAAGTTAAAAAATATAAAGACCTTATTACGTGGGCCGATAGAATTTATTTCATATCTCCCGTTTGGTGGTTCAGATGCACTCCTGCATTAGAATCATTCTTCGATCAAATATTCACACCAGGTTTCGCGTACAATTTTAAACCTATAACAAGAGTTTATGGTATACCAAAACCTTTATTAGGAGACAAAAAAGTTAGAACGTATTTAACTCACGGTGCTCCAGCGCTACCAGTATTAATTTTATACCTAAATTCGGTTAAATTAAGATTGGTTATGGGTGTTTATTCTTTTGTATTCGGTTGGTTCAAAACAAAAACAAGACAGTTTTGGAGTGTACCTTTTATTTCTCAAAATGAAAGATTAATATATTTGGAAAAAATAAAAGAGGACATTAAAAAAGACCTAAAGTTTTTTACAAAATAATAGATGAATAAACAAATAACTTATGTTTCCTACATTTAAAAAATATTCAATTATACCAAATGCAAATGGTACAGTAACAACAACACATACTATTATGAACCAAACAACAACACACACTATTATGAACGAAGAATTTATTACCACAAACGCAGAAGCTTCTGACAAAGCTATTCTATTGACACCAAAAGGTACATTAACAATAGGAGAAGAGTATTCAAGTCCTTCTATATCATTCTATAAAAATGATGAAGTTGAAGATGTTATTACTATTAAGTACACTAAGTTTATGTATAAGGGTGAAGAAGTAAAAGATTTGCAGACCATTTACGATATAATCAAATCATTAACCTCAATAAAATTACCAAGTGATGAGGAGGTATTAGAAGAATGTAATAAACTACCATTTGAAAAGCACGTTGATTGTGGGATGTATAATGATGGACAAATAGATGGATTTGAATTAGGTGCTAAATGGATGAAAGAACAAATACTTAACCAAAAAAATAAATAAACAGTTATGAAAGTAAAAGAATTAATTGAAGCACTACAAAAAGTAGATAATCAAGATGCAGTAGCAGTTTTTACTGATGGAGAAATGGTACAATGGGAAATTGATATAAAAGAACCACTTAAAGTAACAGAAGCACATGAGGGTGAGAAAATACTTGTTGTAGATTTGGCTAGCTAAAAACAAATAACCTATGACTACATTTATAACACTATTTATTGGATTTGTAATTGGTGTATCTTATACATACTTATACCAATATATAACTAAAAAAAACAAATAACCTATGAACAAAGAATTTATACCTTATGAACAAGCAATAGAACTTAAAGAGTTAGGTTTTAATGAGCATTGTATAGCTTACTATACTATTTTCCAAGATAAACTTATATTTTCTTATACAGCAATTTATGATAGTGGTAATGAGTATATTGATTTAGTTACTAATGATAATCCCTCAAATTCAAAAGAATTTGCCACAGCTTCACTATACCAACAAGCATTTAGATGGCTTAGAAATCAGTATATCACAAAAAGGTCTATTAATGAAAGAGGAGATTATATTAAAGGAAATTTCTTTATGTTACCATTAATTTTCCCTAATGGATATGAAATTAAACTACTAAAGCCATCAACTTCATATACAATAGTAGGTGGTAGAGAAATACCATTTTACGCAGAACCCGAAGCTGTGTATAAAGAAACTACTGAATCATACGAAAGTGCAGAACTTGCTTGTCTTAAAAAATTAATTGAAATAGTTAAAAATAAATAATATATGTGGTACAAAATTGGACAAAAATTATCTACTTTGACATTGATTATAGTGTTAATAATCACTGGAGCTTTACTTTATTTTTTTAAATAGTATAACTTATGACACCAAAAGAAAAAGCACTAGAATTGATAAAAAAATATTCATTTGTAGAAATTGCTCATTATACATCAATTCACGAAGTAAAAGAATGTGCATTAATAGCAGTAGATGAGATAATAAATTCTAACCCATATAAACTATCATTAGAAGGTAAATTTTTAACTGAACATATTACATATGACATTAATTTTTGGGAAGAAGTTAAAAAAGAAATTGAAAACATATAATAACCTATGAAAAACTTTTTAGAAAAAAATGAGAAATTTATGCAAGGATTATTATTAGGATTTGCAATTGGAGGTATTATTGGAATTTTAATTTTAAATTACATATTAAGCAAATAATATATGAAAAAACAGTACGTATTAATAGATAGATTAAAGATGGTAGCTATAGAGGAAGTTGCAGTAGGAAAAGCAATTAATAATAAAGAAAGACCCTTAAGCGAGGCAAGCATCGAAGCAGAAGCAGTATTACAGGTACTTAATTACCTCTATGAAATAGATGAATGGAAACCTGAATACATAGCAGGAATAGAATTAATTCAAAATGCTAAAAGTGGAAGTGCGGAGTAAACAACTAAAATTAGACGAAGTATTTATCAACATCGCAAAAGAAGTAGGCTCTTTATCGCACTGCACCAGATCAAAAGTAGGCGCGGTGTTGGTGAAGGACGGTAATGTAATAAGTTTTGGGTATAATGGCACACCAGCTGGAATGGATAATGGTTGCGAAGAAAATAATGTTACCAAAGACGAAGTTATCCACGCTGAAATGAACTCAATTTTAAAAGCGGCAAAATCAGGTAACTCAGTAGAGGGCAGTACTTTGTACTTAACACTTAGTCCGTGTAAAGAGTGCTCGAAACTTATTTTACAATCGGGTGTTAAAAAAGTTGTATATTTGAATACATATAGAAATTTAGACGGTATACAATTTTTATCACAGTTTATAGAAGTAGAAAAGCATGATATATAAAAACGCCACAGACGCATTCGAATTACTATTTAGCGACATTAACTCTAACGGAGAATCATTCGCTGGTACTAAAGCCAAATTCAACGTTTCATTTACATTAATGGATCCTAGCGATAAAGTAATCACTACACCAGAACGTAAATTCAATGCTGACTATGCAAATTTTGAATTTGATTGGTATCTTAAAGGCGATCGTGATGCTAGTGAAATAGGCGAACGTGCTAAGATATGGAAACAAATGATGGTAGAAGGCACTACAGAAGTTAACTCTAACTATGGTTATTTTTGGAAACTAAATGATCAATTGCAAAGAGCAATTACAGAATTACGATTCAATCCAGAAAGCAGAAGAGCAATCGTAGTTCATTACGATATCAACGAATTAGACAGATACAAGTATGATACGCCATGTAATGACGTACTTAATTTCTATATCAAAGACGGTAAATTAGAACTAACCGTATTTGCAAGATCTATAGACTTAGTATACGGTTTCTGTAACGATCAGTACACATTTGCCAAGCTTATGGAAATGGTAGCTTATCAGTTAGAAATTCCAGTAGGAGAAATGCATTGGCTTATTACAAACCTCCA